AGTAGATAAAGAATGGTTTATGGAAGGTTATGATAACCGAGAAGTAAAAGAAAAGAAAGAATTTGCTTTGAATGAAATGTCTCGAAGAGAAGCAATGATTCACGTGTCTGAAGATATTGTAAAACCTAAAAAAGGTTTAGATTATTTTGGCCGTATGGTTGCTGAAGAAATTGAAGAAGGTAAACATTACGCAATTGCAGATGGTGGATTCGTAGAAGAGCTCGAACCTCTTATCGAAAAAGTAGGAGCAGATAATATAGTACTCGTACAAATCACAAGAGAAGGACATGATTATTCAACAGATTCTAGAAGATATTTCAATGGAAGATTGTATAAAGAATTTACAATTGGACATGAAACACCAATTGATAATGCTTATGTTTTAGATGAGTCATTCGATATTAAAACATATAGGATTCACAATAATGGTACACTTCGTGGTTTTCGTAATACGCTTTTAAATATTTTTGGTGAATTAGACTTAGATAATGAATTCGAAACTCCAGAACATACCAAAGCCTAACGTAATTAATCTTAAAGAGTGTCCTGATAGAAAACGCTATACAATTTCTGAATGGGAAAAGTATGGCGGAGAAACTCTTGAGATACATTCTTATGATCGTTATGTAGAAGGTGAATCGATTCCTTTTGCTGGTGATGAAGAATTACTTAAAAAGGCAACAAAAGGTGTAGCATCTTCTCATTTACTTACAATTAAAAAGTGGTATGAGACTACGGATGAACCGTATGGTATTTTTTTAGAAGATGACGTTGATTATTCAACTATCGAACATTGGAATTTTACTCTATCAGAGTTTATAGAAAAATGTAATGATTATGCATGGAGTGCTTTACAACTTGGATTAGTATTTGAATATCCGTATGACATATATCGCGAATATCCTCTTATGGCTCCAAGACGTAGAAATATATGGGATCATGGATTACAATGTTATGTCCTAAAAAGAGAATGCGCTCAAAAGATAGTACAATTTTATTTTAGTTTTGAAGAAGCATTAACTGGAAAACAGGTGATTAACTATAGTATGCCATTAAATGCACCCGATGCGTTTGAAAATAATGTATTACATGGATTTGGAAAGGTAATTGTGTTTCCTCTGTTCAATCATAATGTTACAGACTTTAGATCAAAGAATATATATTATTACAATCAAATGGCTGCAAGTGCTATCTACTCTTATGAGTTTTTAAAGGACTGGTGGGAAAAGAAAGGAAGTTCAAAATCCTTAGAAGAAATTTTTGAAAATGCTCAATTATAATGGAGAAAAAAATGAATATTGATGAATTAACTAAACTAAAAGTAATATGGGAATTGATTGATGATCTTAAAGATCAAATTAAATTTCAAGCAAGTGGTCATATATACACGACTATTGGTGTACTAGAAAACGAAGCAAGTAAAGTAGAAAAAAATATTAAAGCTTCTTTGTCTCATAAAGATCCACATTTTGAAGATGCTGTTCAAAGCGTTGCTCCGGAGTTAGTACAATGAGTGTAGTATATAAAGGTGAAATAATTAACTCTGAAATCTCAAAGAATTCTAAAGGCGGAACTGAGATGATGCGTCAACGTTTAGTTGACAATGTTGATAAAGATCTTTTAAATCAAGTTGCTATTCATTTATCAAGACCACGTCAAGATTACGAAGATGTTCCTAATATTATGTGGTGCCATGATTTAGCAGAAGATCCTGAAAATAAAATTTTAGAGAATGGAGAATGGAATAAATTTGATCATTTTGTTTTTGTAACTGCTTGGCAAAGAGATCAATATATTATTAGATATGGTATTCCATATAGTAAATGTTCGGTTATCCATAACGCAGTAGAAAAAGAATATAGTCCTACTGAAAAAGATATGGAAACTATTCGATTTGTTTATCATACTACACCACACCGTGGATTAGAACTTGTTGTTCCAATCTTTGATGCTTTATGTAATGATTTCGACAACATTCATTTAGATGTATATAGTTCATTCGATATTTACGGTTGGCCACAAAGAGATGAGCCTTATTCTGGCTTATTTAAAAATATTGAAGCTCATGAAAAAATGACTTATCATGGTGCTGTTTCAAACGAAGAAGTTTTAGAAGCATTAAGTAAGTCTCATATTTTTATGTATCCTAACATTTGGAAAGAAACATCTTGTATTGCATTGATTGAAGCAATTAAATCACAGATGATCTGTATTCATCCAAATTATGGTGCATTACCAGAAACATCTTCAAATGCAACAATTATGTATGACTTTAATGAAAATAATCAAGCACATGCAAACTATTGTTATGCAGTCACAAAACAGGTGCTAAATAGTATGAAACAAGATCCAAACTATTTTCACGGGTTTACTTTTTCAGATCGTTTTAACTTAGCTCGAAACAATATCGCTTCGTTTAAAGTTATGTGGGAAACGCTCTTAAGGAATATTATTCATGTCAAAGGACAAGAAGAAACCAAATAACGTTATAGAATTTCCTAAAATACATATTGATAATCCTCCTCTATCTCCTGAAGATGTTCAAGATAGATTATTGAGATACAAAGAAAGTTATTCTACAGAATTAGCAGAAATACTATGGGAAAATGTACTAGGAGAAATGACACGATCCGGATGTGATTTTGATTCAGACATGGATAAGTATTTTCCAAGTATGATATTAGTATTCGAATCTATTAAATCACTTCATTCATTAACTATGGGATTAGATCATCCTCTACAAAGGTTTGCAGAAGAAAATGTTGTCGTTATCGATAGTAATGAAATGCAAACTATGGGTGGTTTGAAAAAAGATTTGAAAAAAACAGTTGACAATGACGAAGAAATAGATTAAAATATACTATTAAATTAAATTTGGACTTAAATTATGATATTAGTTGACTACAATCAGATGATGCTTTCATCATTGTTTGCTCAGATTGGAAACCATACTGACATTGATTTAGATGAAAATCTACTTCGTCATATGTTTCTAAACTCACTTCGTTTCAATAGGAAAAAATTCTATGAAGAATATGGTGAGATTGTAATATGCGCAGACAATAAAAATGTATGGAGGCGTGATTACTTTCCGTATTATAAAGCAAATCGTAAAAAAAATCGAGATGAATCCGAAATGGATTGGAACAAACTCTTTGAGTGTGTTCATAAAATACGTGATGAACTTGCTGAACACTTTCCTTATAAAGTACTTTATATAGATCGTTGTGAAGCCGATGACATTATTGCTACAATTGTTCATTCAGAAGGTCAGTTGCTTTATGGTGGTGGCGAAAAAATCTTAATCCTATCAGGAGATAAAGATTTTATGCAATTACATACATACGCAAATGTTGACCAATATAACCCAACTATGAAAAGATGGGTACGAACAGATGATCCTAATAAATATTTACAAGAACATATATTGAAAGGTGATGTGGGTGACGGTATTCCAAATATTCTTAGTGCTGATAATTGTCTTGCTATTGGTGAACGCCAAAGGCCATTAACTAAGAAAAAGATTACTGCTTTTACTACTGAACCTTCATCTATGGACGAAGAAACAAAGTTACGTTTTAATCGTAATAAAAAGATGATTGATCTAGGTGAAATTCCACAAGAATACAAAGATAAAATTCTAGAGGAATATCGTAAAGATAGTCCTGTAGGTAGAGAACATCTTTTTAATTTTTTCGTAAAAGCAAAATTGAAGAACTTAATTACTGATATACAGGATTTTTAAAATGGCAATTAAATTATCAATTTCTGAGATTGTAACAAAATGCTCAGAATTTAAATCAAAAAAAGAAAAAATAGAATGGCTTCAAAAAAATGATGCAGTTCCACTTCGTACAGTATTGAGACTCATTTATGATCAAGATATAGAGTTTTTAATACCTGACACACCACCTCCTTGGAAGAAAAATAACTATCCAGACGCTACAACTATGCTTTATAGAGAAGCTCGTCGTCTCAAAATTTTCTTTAAAGGTGGAGGATATGACAACTTACAACAGGTAAAAAGAGAATCATTATTCATTTCTTTACTAGAAGATATTGAAGATAATGATGCTGATCTTTTAGCAAATCATATGATTTCTCATACTCCAGTTAAAGGTGTTACTCGAAAAACTATAGAAGAAGCATTTCCTACTTTATTCACTGACCCGTTACGGGTTTAACTTCCACTAGACAAAAGGACGATATGGTAAATGTCACGCAAGAGATTTCGATCCTTCCGCGATAAGAATATGGACGAATGGAGTGAATACTCCAAAAGAGAAGACCGCAGGTCTGAGCGCAAGAAAAAGAATCGAAGAACTACACGAAAAGATCGTTTAAACGAAAAGTTTAAAAACTTTAAAGCTTGGAAAAATGATGAATAAACTGTTGACATACTGAAAAAAGTGTGTTATAATATGTTTTTAAATGATGAAATGTTATGAGTACGTGGAGAAATATGGAATTAAGTGACAAGGTTATCCTTGTAGATTGTGATGGTGTTTTACTTGATTGGGAGTATAGCTTTTACAAATTTATGATTAGTAAAGGATATACAGTTAAAGAAGCAGGACATTATAAAATCAATGAAAGCTTTGGTATTCCATACGATGAAGGTAAAAGATTAATTACTCACTTTAATGAAAGTGCTAACATTGGTTTCTTATATCCTTTTAGAGATGCCGTTAAATATGTAAGAAAGCTTCATGAAGAACATGGGTACATATTTCATTGTATTACCTCATTATCCACTGATCCGTTTGCTAAAAAACTTAGAATTCAAAACCTTGAAAATGTGTTTGGAAAAGGCATATTTGAAGAAGTGGTCTGTCTAGGTTGCGGAGACGATAAAGATGAGGCTTTAGAGCCTTACAGAGACACTGGATGTTTTTGGATAGAGGATAAACCAGCAAACGCAGAACTAGGCCTCAGATTAGGTCTGGTGCCCTTTTTAATTGAACATGAACACAATAAAGATTACGTAAATGATAATTTTCAGAAAGTTAAAACCTGGAAAGAAATTTACGAATTTGTTGTATAAATAAAGATATGATAGATTGGAATATTTAATTAATGCCAACATACGAATTCAAAGACACCAATACAGGTGAAATCTTCGAGAAGATCCTCAAAATCTCGGAGCGAGAATCCTTCCTCGAAAAAAACCCTCATTTAAAACAAATTATTAGCGGACAAACTGTGATTGAGTCTGCGCGTCTTGGTCGTATGAAACCCGACCAAGGCTTTCGTGATTTGCTTTCTGATATGAAAAACAATAAAAGCTATACAGGAAATAAAATCAACGATTGGAAGTAACTCGTATATTATGATGTTGATTTGCCATAAGGAGGTTATATATGTCGAAACAACGTCGTATTTCTCAGAAGGAGAGACGAAGATTAGAACGTGAAGTGAGATCTGGAACATTAAATTCCAAGTTTAGTATGAGGCCTATCAAACCAATTACAATCACACAAGAAGATATGTTTGATTCATATCGTGCAGGATATAATATTGCTGCAATTGGTACAGCTGGAACAGGTAAAACTATGTGCGCTATGTACTTAGGATTAAAGGATGTTCTTGAATCAGAAAAATACGAACAACTTATTATCGTTCGTTCTGCTGTACAAACAAGAGAACAAGGGTTCATGCCAGGAACTCAAGCTCAAAAAGAAGCAGTATATTCTACACCATACGCAGACATTACATGTGATTTATTTGGTAGAGGAGATGCTTGGGAAATCCTAAAGCAAAAAAGGCAGGTTAAATTTATGACGTCTTCCTTTGTGAGAGGATTAACATTTGACAACTCTATTATTGTAGTTGATGAATGTCAATCTATGACGTATCATGAACTTGATAGTATCATAACAAGAGTAGGAGAATCATCAAAGATTATATTCTGTGGAGATACTAAACAAGATGATTTAGCTGGTTCGAGAAATCGAAACGATGTTTCCGGCCTAGGTGGTTTTATAGATGTTATTAATAGAATGCATAAGTCTTTTAGGACTATAACATTTACAACAGATGACATTGTAAGATCAGGTCTAGTTAAAGAATATATAATAGCAAAGGAGACAATTAACACAAAAGGTTATGTTCCACAATTTGCTGTAGCATAACATAGGGGGAGAGTGGCGGAGTCCATCTCCGCCATTTCTTTTATAGAGATAATATTATGACACAAGAAATTCAAGATTACAAACTCAATTGGTTAAGGAAATCCTCTTATAGAGTAAAACTTCCTAAAGACCAAAATTCACAAGAGTGCTTAGCCTGGTGCACAGACACGCTCGAAGAAAAAGTATGGGATTATTCTTTAAATCCAGAAAATGAACAATATACATTTTTCTTTAATTCACCATCATTAGCTGAAAGATTTAAATCAACATTCAAAAATGGAGATACACGAACAGTCGATTTAGCTTAAACCTTTCCAAGGAAACTATATTATGTTATTTGAACACTACGATCATCAGATCGAATTACCACCACTTACAAGAAAAACTACAGAAAATGGAAGAAGATATTTTACACCAACAGGTGAAGCGTATCCTTCTGTAACCACTGTTTTAGGAATCTTAGGTAAAGCGTCATTAATGGCGTGGCGCAAAAGAGTTGGAGAAGAAGAAGC